TAGCCCAATACAATGGCGAAAAATGCGAGTAAGTAAATGCAACGCCTTTATGTGGTACGGCATCGCTAACGGCATCAAGGTAATCTTGATCGACTTTTGACGCGCCACAACCGGACGGGTTTAATTCACAAGTTGCCGGACATGTTCCGAAGTTATTATTTTCGCCCGCTCTATAAGTTACCGCAACGCCTTTTGTCTTTTGCGCCCGGCTAATTTCTACAGTCTTTAACATTGGTTGCCCCCATTGTTTTGATATAAGATAATATAGAACAATATAGGGCATAAAAAAACCCGGCGTCAACCGGGTTAATTTATTTATTTTTTACGTCGCCTTTTTGGGGCTTCGGTTGGCAAGTCTTCGCCATATAAAAGTTTATAAATCCATTCCATTAAAAACATTACCAATCTCCCCTAAATACTTTTGCAAATACCTCGTCGAGAATTTTCTCTAGTTCATCCTTTGTCATGTTTTTCCCTCATTTTTTTAAAGTTAAGTTCTACTACTTCCGGAATTTTAAAAATATCTGCCACTGCAACGCCGTGATAATTTGCACCGGTATCTTTAGAAAAGTTACGCCGAGCAATTTCACTGGCTTCCACGGGATTGGCCGCCTCAACTATATGAGTCGCAGAAACAACGCCCTCGACAACTATCTCATAAGTTTTAAGAGCCATTACCAACTCCCCGAATATGTTACATCGCGCCAGAAACCATCGTCGCGTTGTAACCAAGCCGCAGCATCCCGAAAGATTTTTGCAGTATTAGCAACAATGTCGGCCTCGGTATAATGATCGTCAATTTCTGTACTATAGTTTGCGTCGGGCAATCGCCCTTGTTCAACGGCTTCCGCAATTTCCAATAGTTGGTTTGGATCAAGCGGAAATTCGTTATTGCCACTACCGTCTGAGTAATGCTGGTCAATAAAGTTATGCAGGGCCCAATGTTTACGCCATTGACCAAGGTCGAGTCGCAAGCTTGTGACCTCGTAACCATCAGTTTTTTGCCGTTGATGCTTACCGTCGTGGGTTGGGGTAAACTTATCCCCCGTTAAATACATATCAAGTCCCATTACTCTTCCTCCTCTTCTTCAGTAGGAAAAGTAATTACAACGTGGTCAACTTCGTCCGCTGCAATATTCCACTTATGGGTTGGGCAAGTCTCCAACCACTCAAAAAATTCTTTCCTGTCCATAATATTCTCCATAGCTAAGTTAAGACTATGCGATCTTATGCGATTATCTAGGACAAATCAACCCCAGTATTTTTTCCCAATCAGGTTCACCCTCTTCGAAGTAAATTGGATCAACCGCCAGACCCTCAAACTTTAAGTCCATAGCGTCACTTGCAGGGTATAAATACACACGTTGTGGCAAAGTCTTTGTCTTAACTTTGCGAACCAAAACCCACGCACTACCGTGAGAGTGATTAGTTAACCAAGACACTTGATGAGGTCGCAGTTCAACCGCGTTGCCACCAGTAGCTTTTAGTTCAATAAAATGGAACAAACCTTTTTCGTCACATAAGAGAACGTCGGGTACTCCCGGCATCGCCCATGTTTCAAGTCTAGTGGATTTGATCTTCCGGTTGCTTTTCGCCATCCCCGATTTCATCATCCGCCACAAGTCGGCTTCTCGCTTTGTCGCGGTTTTGGGGATTGTCCTGTCCTTCGGGAGTAATGTCGATAGTGATCGGGGCATAGCTTTGTTTAATTTCCTTTAGGGCGTTTAAGACTTCTTCTTTACTCATGGAGTCGATGCTCCCGTGTCTTATCTCGCTTTTGCTTACATAAATATCGCCTTGTGCTTGCCCCCGGCGATACTCGGCTTGGACGGCGGCAGAGTATGCGCCGTTAGTTAGTGCCATATCTCGGATCAATTGAAGATCTTTGATATGACGCTGGTAATGTACTCCATACTTTTCATCCAGTTCGGCACGATATGATTGTATCGCATTAACAACGTGCGGACTAATGTTAGGGTTGGTTAGTTCATAAGCTCTAGTGTGTGCCGAGCCCGCTGGGTAGCCTGCTTCAATAGCGGCTTCCCTCATAGTTATCTGTCCATCTTTAGAAACCAGTTCTTTGACAAACAGTTCTTGTCGTCGTGTTAACGGTTGTTCCCTTGTAGCTCTTGGCCTTCCGGGTTTCTTTCTAACAACAGGTGTAGTTGTCTTAGGTGCAGCTTTTTTCCTAGCCATAGTGTTCTCCAGTTATTTCCAGATACATTGCCCTAAAACTTCCCTTTTGTATATATAGAGAGGGAAATATATTTTTTATAAAAAAACTTTTTGAGGCCCTTTATGCTATTTTGGACATTAAGGCCAACCGGCACTTATTTGCATAACTGGCACATTTTTATTTTTAAATATGTGTCTTGCTAACCCTATATATATAAACGGATTTTTGCCAAAAGACACACGGTTACACCGGACACACCTATTTTAACAAAAAATATTTTTTTTCTATTTGCCTCTCTATATACATAGAACCGTGTTTAATTGTGCCGTGAGCCGCGATCCACACAAAAAAGCCCGCGATCCGAGAACCGCGGGCTATGGTTATTAGCGTTCTTCTTTATCGCTATGCATTTTGTCGATAGCTTCTTGCTGTCGATCATCCGGCCCCATGTGGTTATCTTCGTGTTCTTTGCTCCACATTGTAATGTCTTTTAGGTTTGACTTCATCCATTCGAGGCAGTCTTCGTGATCTTTGTTAAAGTCTCCCTTTTTAACGGGACGTATAGTGCTTTTTGTTACGGTAAACATTCCAATTGGCGTTGGTGGATTATCCGCCTGCCAATTATATCCCCCGTAGTCTGATACGTTTAAGTCGTCGCTTTTGCCGTAAACCACATAAATTGGTCTTTTTGTTCCACCGTCATGTTTAAAGGCATTTCTAATCGCGGTAATTGGATCAGTTGCTTTTGCCCATGTTCCGTATTGTCCGGCAGTTGATGCAAGAAAGGTGCATCCGTTTGGCAAGATATGATCTTGAGTATCACTCATGTTTTTCTCCATAGTATGTAGAACCACCTTTCCAGTACCCTAGCACTGGCTGGTTAATTCAATGTCAAATAGCGTAGGGCTTGCCCGCCCTAATCGAAAAGGCTCATCCCCTTCGATAACTTATATTAACATAAAGTCCCATACATGTCAAGAGTTAATTTTTTAAAAAGTTACGAGTTTTAGGCCGCAAGCTAACTGTTACGGTTTCCGGTCGGTTATAACTGTAGAAGATGTGCTTACCTACTCGGCCCACTCTATACAGTTTCTTTCTCCAGACCGGTCGCACCTTTGTTGTGTGGTAGTGATCTACGGACGTTAGGGGCAAGACACTTGGGTTTTCTATAATTTCTTGCGCTAGGTCTTTAGAAAATTTCCATGCCTTTTTATCTTTAGGAACGGGCACCCATCCTTTTCGAACAAATGAGAATTGTCGTGGCTGCATAATCACGTCGCACATTTCTGACGGAAACCTTTTGGATTCCATGCGTCCAACGATAACCTTTGCCACTAGGAGTTGTCCTAGTTGGGGTTCTCCTCTTGCCTCATGGTACAATGCGAGGGCAAGGCACATTCCTGCTAACATAACAAACTCCGGGTATTACTCTTCTATGGTTCCTGATCCGTCGCATCTTTCGCAGTGCCTTAGTTCTTCGTAAGGCTCCCCGACATCTCTGCCGGGGCTTTGTGGTTTAAACACTTCGACTGTTTCCAAACCGTCGCCGTCACAATCTGGACATTTCATTGTTGTGTCGTTGTCTTCCATTGCGTCGATCCATTTGTATAGGTTATCAAGTTTTCTTTTCAGGTGGTGATTTGTCATTTTCTCCTCTCATCCATTTTATGTCTGTGAGAAGAGATAACTTTTCTTTTGTTACTCTTTCAAGTGCAACGGTCAGCCTTGCAATTTCGGCGCGTTGCTTTGAGTTCTTACTTTTCAGAGTAAGGATTTCGGCATATTTTTGTTCTGCCGTCTTATCTAGTGTCCATTTTGCCATTATAGTACAACAAACTTAATGATGGCTGCGACAACTACTATCAGCACGATAACGGATATATGCGGAGAATATTTACGCCACCACTTGGGTGGTTCGTCATACCAATCCATAAACCCGGCGTACTCACCTTTGCGGGCTTCCTCTAGGAAAGCGTCACCATATGGCGCGTTGTAAGGCCCATCAGGAATGTCGTCTTCTGATGAGATAAGCTTGCCCCTTATTTCGTCTTCATCAAAGGCCCAAGCAATTACTTTTGATTTGTCCCAACGGTTTACGAGCCGTGGTCCGCGGGAACTGGGGCTCGGTGCTTTTTTGATTTCCGGGAAGGTTCCGTCTTTTACTTTTTTATACACGGTTGATTTAGAAAGTTTGGCTATCTCACAAACTTCGTTAATGTCTATTAACATC